ACTTCGATGCCCCAACAGGTAAGAAAGTTGTGATTGACCGTGACTGAAGCTGAATACTTCAAGCAGTGCCACTTTGATAACCTAATAGCAAGGAGTGAATTTATGGTTGAACTAGATTTAATCGCAACCAATCGACACCGTATGGCTAGAGAGATAGCACAGGAGTTGATAGACCAACAGCGAGGATGGACAGGCAACGACCCATATGTTTATGCACTGAGGAAACTAGCAAACAACACACAGCAACCCCAGTTATGGCGCGATGTGTTGTCATATTTGGATGAACTTGAACTCACTAAAGGAGATTGATATGTATGGATTGAAATACGCACGGCTGATGAACATTACAAAGACCGTAGCACCGTACCGTGGCAACGTAAATAGGTTTCCTATCGGACACCGTAGACACAACACCAAATACTTTCTTGTGCGAGAGGAGAACCACGAGAGGGTCTTTGACATCGTTATCGGCACAAATTGGTCTAGCAAAGAATTCACCAAGGAAGAGTACGAGGCGTTAGTTGATTCAGAGAAGGAACTCGTTCGGACGTATCCAGCGTATGACGGAAGCGGGGTAGTGCCTGATAAGTTCACGTACTTTAGGTACTACACGACACCCCACATCATTGGCGTGGTGCGTCCTGACAATACCTTTGAGTTCACTACCGACAAGATGCACCAAGGCGTTCGCGTGGTGCTGAGTGGGTACTCACAGGGGTGGTTACATAGCGACTCACGCAGGGGTGGGATTGTATATAAAGAGCGGCACGGCTTGTTTCATCCGATATACAAAGGTATGCGTGTGAACTGTGAATCTATGACGCCAACCGTACCGTATGTGGTGCAGAGCAGATACGTTGACCGCAAAGTAGGCAAGGAACTACTCGCGGGGTATGCGGATATGTTCAAGACGACTGAGGTGATGCTCAAGGCTATGGAGTGGAAGACTTTTGTAGACACCATGAAGGAAGTCGTAGATGAACACTTTGAAGGACGTAGGTTGACAATGAATTGGAATGATAGTGGTGGACGAATTAAAAACGATGAGTACCTAGACCTAGCCAAAGAGTTGACAAACACAGCACCGCTTGATGCGTTCATGATGTTCACTCTAGCGTTTGACGTTGACCGTATGAGTTGGAATATACAGCAGGATAGCAGCCGTAGTTGGGCTGACACAGAACTACCACAGTTGTTCATGGCAGTCAAGCGTAGGTTCAGTAAGGAGATGTACAAGAAGACTCCTGATGTGTTCACTGACCATCCGCAGGTGATGGGCAGAAAGTACCCTGCGAACGAGTGGGGAGTAAGAGTTGAAGTGAATGGTAAAGAAGTGGAGCAATACTCATGAGCCAAGAAATTACGGTAGAGAAGCGTGATGTATATGGACAAACAAAGTATTACCCCAAGTGTAATAACGCAAAACTGTTCGCAGCAATAGCGGGTACGAAGACGCTTACTGAGCAAACAATCATAAGCACCGTAGCGTTGGGTTACAAAGTAAACATTGTGTCTAGTGTTGATAAATTTTTAGGAGAAATAGCATGACAGTAGAAAGATACTTCCTTGATGGGTACAGAGACGAAGCCCTTTACGATGAGTTGAAAGCCTCAGATACGTTCCCACTGGTGCGTGAACTCGAATTTAAGTATGGGCTGAAAGTATTCCGCAAGATAACAACACGCACAGTACAGACCTACGACCAAGTACCTGCATGGATGATGTGCCATAAGAATGGTTTGGCTGTTGGTGTGGCGTACACCCACAACAAAGGAGGCAAGGACGCAGACCAACTAGAGTATTGTTTCCAGACACCATACTTTAGTAAGGAGCGTGGCAAGTCTACTTCTGATAAGGAGACTATGCGTAGTGCAAAAGTATCAGCACTCATGGCTGCGGTAAAACGCTACCATGTAATCCCTACCGCACAAGGATTAATGGATAGAAAACTTGGCAGCTTTAGGTCTGCTAAGACTATCTTAAACCGAGGGCTAGGCGATACTAATAAACGCAATGATTTCACTGCGGAGGAAGTGCAAGTACTTTTAGCTAACTTACTAGGTAGAAACACTGATGGTAATTTCTTAGGAACACTACAAAATAAATGTATAGAAACGCTTGACAAATACGAAGAAGCCGATAGACTGATGCAGTTAAAAGTTGATGAAGCTAATCGCTTGTTCACTAACCCATTCTATGTAGTGGGCGTTGATGAGTTTGGTGACTTCATTATTGGTGCGTACAAAGCAACAGACAAAACACAAGAGGACTATGAAGCCGTTATACCGCTTATGCGTTACCGCACTTACCAAGAAGTGCCTGACCTTATCCCTATCATGACTATGATAAAACTAGCGTATGAAAATGCAGGTGAGTCAATCAAAGGTGGTTGCTTACCGCTTATTGATAAGTACAACGAGTCGCTTGATACGGTGTTCTTTTATGACAGGGGCGTTGACAGATACAACCAAACTTTTATGGTAACCCCATGCCCCATCTGATTGGACATCTAAGCCCAGTCGTTCACCCAAAGAAGTGGGACTTAATACGTGTGCCTTGTCGCAAGATAACTGGCATCTATATAGTGTACGTGGCTGATGGGTTCCATCGTATGTACACCGAAGAAACTTTGCCTGATGAGTTGAAGGCGAAGTTCGCAATGATTCTTGCTTGTGGGAATCAGACTATGTTAGTAGAGCCTGAGAGCAGACTACAGAAGATGACGGTTTACGTTAATACACAATCACCCGAACTTGATGAGATTGGGTGGCGCGTATCGGAAACATATTTCTGCCTAGTCTTGGACAGGCTAACTTTGAGTTCACTGAAGGGTGGGACGCTAAATGAAGATGAAGCAAGCATTCAGCTTTGAGAAAGATTTTGTTGTTAGGGGATGGATAGACGAAGAAGAACTTGAAGGAGGTTCACCCCCTAACCCCGCACACTTTTGGCGAACAAGAATGATGTGGGTACGCATTGAAGATATGGACTTTGAACACCTTGAGAACACAGTTAATCTCTTCAGTAAAGAAGGTACGAAGATTGACCCCTCAAGGCAGGATGCGTTCGAGAACGTAATGCTTACCTACCTCAGAAAGAAATTAGCAATGGATGAAATGATTGAAAGGACACAACATGACATACTCTAAAGAACAGCTTGACGACATGGTTGAAGAAGAAACGCCTACCATATTTGAACGGCTGTGGGATGGCTTCCTCGACTTGATGACCTTAGTGGGCATGATAGCAACCGTCTGCTTTATTGCAGGGTACGTCATCGTCAACCAACCATCGAGCGTGGTGCAGTGCGAACCAACCAAGACAGTCTTAACAAAGAGCATATTCAAATGAACGATATACCAGCATTCCCAAGACCCTCCAGCGGAGTAGACCAATATGCCCAAACAGGCATGACCCTGCGTGATTACTTTGCAGCTAAAGCTATGCAGAGTTTGACTACGCAGTATCGTGCGATGTTTATGGACAACACGCTTGAGGACTGGGAAGAAGAAGCTGTCCCTGCTCTAGCAGTGGAAGCCTATTTATGGGCAGACGAAATGATGAAAGCAAGAGGAGAAACAAAATGACATTCCAAGAACAAATTGAGGCACTGCCCGAAGCGGAGCGGACTAAATTCTTTAGAGGACTTATGGCGGTAGCCGAAGCAGGACGACAGGTAGGTGTACCGCCCGAAGAGTTAGCCAAGATGTACGCCAACACATACAACGAAGTGGAGAAGAACGCATGAAAGACGAAGACGATGACATCCAAGTTTACCAACGCCCTTGGGTGGGGCTGACGTTTGCAGAAATATGCGATGCCGAAGTGGTTGCAACGGATGAATTTAATAATTTCTCAGAACTGAAATTCGCCCGCGCCATAGAAGCCAAACTCAAGGAGAAGAACACATGATACCGATAGCATGGTACGACCCAACTAACGGCGCGGTCAGTATAGACAAAGACAGCCCTTTGTTTACACCGCTTGGTCAGGTTTTGCCTTTGTATCCAGAGCGTGAGTGGGTAGGGCTGACTCAGGCGCAATTCTTGGAAGCCACACGGCTTGCTGAGAATGGTAATTATTTAGTTGCATTTGTTCGCATCCAAGATTGGCTAAAGGAACAGAACACATGAAAGGTAACGGCTACGAAAATCACTATCGTTCCATAGCTCCCCCAAAGGAAGGTCTGCGGGTTCAAGGGTCAAACTTAACCAAGCTTGCAAGAAACAAATCAAAGTTATCGTTTAACTGCGACCACTGCGGTTTGGCATACGAGACGTATGCTTGTTGGGCAAAGCGTTACTCAAATCACTACTGTTCGAGGGCTTGCGCTAGCGCGGCAAAGGTCATTAGATTCCCAAAAGATTGCGTGATATGCGGAACTGAGATGCTGATAACGCCATCAAATTACCCAAAGGTGTTTACTTGCTCAACGCCTTGTATGCGCAGGAAGCGGGTAACAAACAACGTCGGCATACGTACTTCTCCTGATTACATGGCTATCGCTAAACGTCTAAAAAAAGACGCATTATGCAAGTCATGCGGAACAACCAACGGCCCGTGGGCAGTACGAGGGGTCAGATTGTGGGTTGAAGATGGTCTTGCTTGCGCGGATGGTAGCGAAGCTTATTTGGTGTGTAGGCACTGCCACCTAAAGTCAGTGGCTCCCCTATCAACTGCTTCAGCTTACATGTCAGATCGGTTTAAATACTACAAGGAGAAGAACGCATGAAACTAGCAGCAGGTAACCCGAACCTAATGAAGAAGATAGAACCCCTAGCGCAGCCGCGCACTTTCAATCACATGAAAGATGGGCAAATATATACACCGCCGAAGCCCGAGCCTATTCGTGCCGGTGCGATGGACGCGTTCAAACTTCCGAGCCGTGGGTATAAAACCTAAAGGAACATCATGCTTACACAATACCAACAAACAAGGTTGAAAGACCTAGTGCGCCCGAAGATGGGCGGGGCTTATCAGGGGACGGTAAACATCAGACTTAACGAGTTTATAGATAACTTACGCACACAGTACCCTGAACATTTCCACGAGAGTACTGACTCATTACGCAAGCGGGTATTTTTTGACGAGCCAGTGCGATTAGCTGGACATTCAGGATTACCTATGGCGGGTTTTATCCGACCGATTAAGGGGTGGCGCAATGAGTGTATCTAAGCATCCACTGATACGTAGATTGCTACATCAGTACCACGATGGACTTACCTCTATTGAGATATCTGAGCGACTCGAACTGAAACCTGACTCCGTCAGGAACGCTTTGGGGGAGATGCCTGATACATACATTGATAGGTGGACTCCAGTATCCAATGAGCCGCCCCATGCAGTGTGGTGCGCTGTTGTACCGCCCGAAGATTGCCCTAGACCAAAAAAGAAAGTAAAGAAAGTAAAGCCATGACGCCCGAAGGAAAAGTTAAAGAGGCTATTAAGAAGATTCTTAAAGCACACGATGCCTACTTCACCATGCCCATTGGCACGGGTTTTGGGAGCGCAGGTGTACCTGACTTTGTTATCTGCCATAAGGGAGTATTCATTGGTGTGGAGGCTAAGTCAGGCACAAACAAGCCTACCGCGCTACAACTCGAACACATAGACAGGATTCGTAAGCGAGGGGGTCACGCATTCGTGGTTAATGAAGATAACTACGGTGAACTAAATGAATTGTTAAGGGGGCTTGAATGACCGATGAAGAAGACCAAAGTAATAGGCGTGATTTACACGCAGGATTTGCCATGATTGGATTGATTATGAGGGGACAAGACCCTTTTAAGATTCCAGCTATGGCTTATGAACTTGCAGACTTAATGCAAGACGCGCGGGAGCAGCATAGGGCTGAATCCGCAACAGTGAAACGCCAAACCAAAAAGGAGAAGGCAAATGAGTAAAGAGAGTAACTTAACACGTGTGAAAAAGGCTTTGATTAAATCGCCAAACATCACAGCGGACGTAATCGCCAGTCAAGTTGGTGTGTCTAAGGTGTACGCATATAACCTATTGTCAAACGCACGTAAAAAGTTGGGTATGAATAAGCAACGTGATGGGACATGGAAGTTCAAAATACGTTTGCAGGGTAGCCGCCCCGAAAGTTTTGAGACCGTATCTGTAACTACTAGCGGACAATCAATCTTAGCTGGCGGCCCGACAGAGGCAGAACTAAACGCTACCGACAACATCAACCCTGCCCACTATAAGGTAGGCGGTATCGAGACTATTGACTTCATTGAAGCCAAGCTGACAGCAGAAGAGTACCGTGGCTACCTACGTGGGAATGTACTTAAATATACGTCACGTGCCGACCACAAAGGCGACCGCTTGGAGAACCTCAAGAAAGCACAGTGGTATCTCAACCGCGAGATTGAAAAGTCAGGTAAGTAAAACTTCAAGATAGCGTTCCATTACCACGTGGGACGCTATCTTGATACCAGTTCTTTAATTTTTGGAGATTAGGCAATGCAAATAGGAACAGAAATTTTGATTGAGCGCATGAACACTCACCCCGAAGAGTTTGAGAATGGTGTGCTTTCCAAATGGGCAAGAATAATGGAATTGACCGAGTGTTTACCCAACGAAGACAAGGCAGCTATTAAAGATGCTTACAACAAAGCAAAGATGGATTTCTTCAATGGAGAAGTTCTTGCAACATTAGCGGGCGAACGCGAACTGTTAAAGGTAACAGAGGGTACTAATACTGGTAGGCTTACAGGCAATACTCTTAACACAGGATGGTTAGACGAACATCCGCAGAACAAAGCGGAGTATGCCGCGCAACAACAAATGGCGATGAGTGACAGGGCGAGGAACGCCATGCAAAACCCCTATCCAAGCGGCGGCTTAGTAGGCAAAGGCAACGGCATTTGGAGTGCATTGTTTTGAATCTAATCACACTCGATTTTGAGTCGTACTACGATGGTAAGAAACGACTCGGCTTTAAGACGCAGACAACGGAAGAGTACGTTCGGGACTCGCGTTTTGAAGTCATAGGCGTTGGAGTAAAGGTCAATGACGGCGCGGAGACGTGGTTCTCGGGTTCCGCTAAGGAAATCTCTGACCACCTTAACTCCTATGACTGGGCGGGATCGGCGCTTCTCTGTCATAACACGCTGTTCGATGGATGTATTCTTAGCTGGCGGTTCGGTATCAAACCCGCGTACCTGCTTGACACCTTGAGCATGGCTAGGGCAATACACGGCGTCGAGGCTGGCGGTTCGCTTGCCAAGTTAGCCGAGCGTTACAACCTTGGTAAGAAGGGCGATGAAGTAGTTGCCGCTGAAGGCAAACGCCTCAAAGATTTCGCCCCTGATGAGTTAGCGAAGTACGGCGAGTATTGCAAGAATGACGTAGACCTTACCTTTAAGTTGTTCCAAGAATTGTCGAGCGAGTTCCCGCAAGCCGAACTTGACCTGATTGACATGACCCTGCGTATGTTCACCGAGCCTGTCTTTGAGGTTGACGATGCGCTGTTGATCGAACGACTAGAGGAAGTGCAGCAAGAGAAGCAAGGCGTACTGCGCGGCTTGATGGGGCGGATGGAGTGCGACACCGAGGAAGCAGTGCGTAAGAAACTCGCTAGTAACAAGCAGTTCGCTGCGGTGCTGGAGGAGAACGGCGTCAAATGCCCAATGAAACCAAGCAAAACTACAGGGAAGCAAACCTATGCACTGGCTAAGAACGATGAGGGCTTTTTGGCGCTTACTGAGCATGAAGACCCGTACATACAGCAGCTATGCTCTGTTCGACTGGGTACCAAATCCACTATCGAAGAGTCACGAGTCCAAAGATTCATTGACATCGGAAAGCGCAACAAGGGGCGGCTACCGATACCTCTCAAATACTACGGTGCGCACACAGGGCGTTGGGCAGGGATGGATAAAGTCAACTTCCAAAACCTCCCTAGTCGAGATAAAAAGAAAAAGGCTCTCAAGAACTCGGTGGTTGCGCCCGATGGTTACGTTGTCATCAACTGCGACTCGTCTCAGATTGAAGCGCGTATCCTCGTTTGGCTGGCAGGACAGAATGATGTTATCGAGCAGTTTCGCAAGGGCGAGGATGTCTACTCAGTATTTGCAACCAAAATATATGATCGCCCCATCAGTAAAGCAAACCCAGTCGAACGATTCGTAGGCAAGACCTGCATCTTGGGGCTAGGCTACGGTACTGGCGCAATAAAACTTCAGCACACGCTTAAGACAAGCCCGCCGGGAGCTATCGTTACTGAGGACGAAGCTAAAGAGTTTGTTAATACATACCGTGACAGCAACGATAAGGTGATTGACCTTTGGAAAGATGGTGACAAAGCAATCAAAGACCTAGCAAACTGGGGCAAGACCAAGCCATTTTGGTATGGGAAGAACAAGTGCCTGATGGTAACGAAGGAAGGCATACGGTTGCCCAACGGTTTGTATATACGATACCCCGACCTCAAACTAGACACTGAAGAATCTAAAAGCCAATACATATACGCTTCTCGTAAGGGCCCTGTAAGTCTGTGGGGTGGTGCGCTGGTAGAGAACGTGGTGCAAGCCTTGGCGCGAATTGTTGTTGGGCAGCAGATGATCGAGATACATAAACGCTACCCTGTTAAGCTGACCGTCCATGATGCGGCGGTTGTCGTAGTCAGGGAAGAGGAGCAAACTGAGGCTCTTGCATATATCGTCGAGCGCATGTCTACGCCACCTGACTGGGCTAAGGGTTTACCCGTAGCCTGTGAAGCCAATGTCGGAAAAAGCTATGGTGATTGCTAATGCGAGTCCTGTGGAAGTACATCAACACACAGACACGCGATGTTCACTTCTCGTGGGAACGCTGGAGTCATAGAGATGGTTTTTGGGAATTTAGATTGCCGCCCGAAGAAAAAAAAGTTGCACAAACGCCAAAACAAGCTGTAGAATAAGTAAAATTAAACTGGACACACAATGAGTTTCACTTGGTCATATTCGGCTCTAAAAGATTACGTGAACTGCCCTCGGCAGTACAACGAAGTCAAGATTCTGAAGAACTACGTTAAGAAGACCACGCATCAGATGACCTTTGGCACTGAGGTGCATAAGGCTTGTGAGGACTACGTTGGTGAGGGCAAGCCGCTGGTTAAGAACTATGCCCACTTCAAGCCAACACTAGACTCCCTGATGGAGATAAGCGGTACGCGATACCCCGAGTACGAGATGGCGTTGATGCCCGACTGCACACCCTGCGGTTTTTCTGAGCCAGCGCGTTGGGTGCGGGGGATAGTTGACTTGCTTATCGTGGATGGTGAAGACGCATACATTATTGACTACAAGACGGGCAGCAACAAATACCCTGACCCAAAACAGTTAAAGCTGATGGCGCTGATGACCTTTGCTCACTTCCCCGAGGTGCAGAATATCAAGGCGGGGCTGTTGTTTATAGTGCAAAATAGCTTTGTTGACGAGTCATACAAGCGAAGTCAAGTTGAGGAACTTTGGGGCCACTTCAGACCCGACCTTCAACGTATGCAGTCTTCATACGACACAGGCATATGGAACCCAAATCGAACTCCGCTTTGCGGCTGGTGTCCCGTAAAAACCTGCGAGAACTACAAGGAAAGACGATGACCTACGTAACTAAACCCCGACCATACAAAAAAGAATATGAACAGCAAAAAGCTAGAGGCGAACTCGCCAATCGAATGGAGCGCCAACGCGCTAGACGCGCTATTGACAAAACTGGAGCCGACAAAAACGGAAACGGCACGGCTGACAAACGCGAAGGAAAAGATGTTGCACACGTCAAGGCTTTATCTACAGGTGGCAAAAACGCAAACGGAGTGCGCGTAGAGAGCGCAGCTAAGAATCGTTCGTTTAAGCGAAGCGCATCAGGCGCGTTGGTATCCGAGACAAGCAAGCGCGAACGCAAAAAGTAATAACTGCCGTAAGGCATGAGTGGGCAGCGGGAGGTTTGCACTCCCTTAACCGTGTCAGTCAAACGGTGCAGGTGCTTTCTCCTTGGCACGTCGGTTTGACCGATTGACCCCCGTAAGGGGTCTTGTTAAATACAGTAAAGGATAGTTAATGAATGTAGTAGATGACACAGTAGTAAGAATGACGGTCCCATCAGCAGACCTACAATTCTTGATCGGGCACATAGACCGATGCGAAGTCCTAAAGGATGACGGAGTAAACGCAGATGTAGTCGTCTACTGGGGCGTTGAGGAAATGCAGCGTCTTGTGCGTCTCTATGGAGATGCTCCTAACCCAATGGACAAGCAGTACAGTTGGCCCGGACTCTACACCCCCTTCGCTCATCAAGTAGTTACAGCATCGTACTTAGCGCTGCGCGACAGGGCCTTCTGTTTCAACGAAGCAGGGACAGGGAAAACATCATCAGTGATATGGGCGGCAGACTACCTCATGTCGCAGAAGCTGGTCAAAAGGGTGCTGGTCATTTGCCCACTGTCCATCATGTACTCAGCATGGCAAGCCGACATTTTCAAAACAGCCATGCACAGAACCGTAGCAGTGGCCCACGGGGATGCCAACAGGCGCAAAAAGATTCTTGAGGGAGAGTACGAGTTTGTCGTAATCAACTTCGACGGTGTAGGTACAGTCCAAGAAGAAATAGGTAAATTAGGGTTTGACCTTATTGTAATTGACGAAGCTAACGCATATAAAACAGTATCGACAAAACGCTGGAAGACCTTGGCTAAGATCATCACCCCTACGACTCGCTTATGGATGCTCACAGGCACACCTGCGTCGCAGTCACCATTGGATGCGTTCGGCTTGGCGAAGCTGATAAACCCCGGAGGTGTACCCAAGTTCTTCGGGGCATGGCGCGATAAAGTAATGCTGCCGATCTCACGTTTCAAGTGGGTTCCAAAGAGCGATGCCAAGCAGCAAGTGTTTGACGCCCTGCAACCTGCCATTCGATTTGCCAAAGCCGACTGCCTAGACTTACCCGAACTGATGTACCAGACCCGCGAAGTTCCGTTGACCCCACAGGTAAAGCATTACTACAAGGAACTGAAGAACCAACTGTTTATCAAGGCGGCAGGGGAAGAGATCAGCGCAGTCAATGCGGCGGCAATGCTGTCCAAGTTGTTGCAGATATCCGGTGGCGCTATGTACACCGACACAAAAGAGGTGGTGGAGTTTGACGTATCCCCCCGCCTTAACGCGCTGATGGAAGTACTGGAGGAGACAGAACACAAGGTCATCGTGTTCGTGCCCTTCACGCATACCATCGAATTAGTATCCCGATTCTTAAACCAGCAAGGAGTAGCCAATGAAATAATTAACGGTGCCGTTTCCGCAACGGGGCGTTCAGAGATCATTAACCGATTTCAAACGCAAGAAAATCCACGAGTCTTAGTTATCCAGCCACAAGCAGCATCGCATGGGGTGACATTAACAGCCGCTAACACAGTCGTGTTTTGGTCGCCTGTTATGTCCGTGGAAACCTACTTGCAGTGCATAGCGCGTATTGATCGCGTGGGGCAGAAGAACAGCATGACAGTCGTCCACCTGCAAGGGTCGGAGGCCGAACGCAAAATCTACGCGATGCTTCAGAACAAGGTCAATTTGCACGAGGGGCTGGTCGAGTTATACAAACAGGAGATAGGAATATGATGGAAGTCGAAGAAATTGAAGACGTAAGTCTTGGTGAATTAGTCAAGATTTACTTGACAATAAGAACCGAACGTGAAAGAATTGAATCTGAGTGGAAGGCAAGGAACGGAGAGTTGCTCAATGATATGAAGGCACTCGAAGCGCAAATGCTTGACACCTGCAATACGAATAACGCTAAGAGCATCAGTACACCTTTTGGAACAGTCATGCGTAGGCTGACCGAACGCTACACCATAGCTGACGGGGACTCGTTCCGTAAATATGTAATGTTGCACGAAGCACCGGAGTTGTTTGAAGGACGTATCCATCAAGGCAACTTCAAGGAATTCATCGCTGATAGGAAAGACGAGGGTCTGCCTCCCGGTGTGAATGTAATGAGGGAATTCACGGTAGTCGTGCGTAAACCCTCCAATTAGTAAGTTTAGTAACAAAGGAAACTCAAATGAGTAATGATCTCGCAACCATGTTTAGTGGCTCAGTAATGGCTCCCATCGAGGGCTTGGATGAAGATACCCTTGCCGTAGCTGGCGGGGCGCGTCAGAACAAACGCATCTCTATTAAGGGCGGCGTGTTCCGTAAGTATGCTGGCGGTAAAGAAATCGGCAAGATTGAAGACCGCTACATGAACGTCATCTTTGTCAAGATGGCACACAAAGCATCCCGCATGTTCTACGATGCCACCTACCAAGAAGGTCAAAAAGTCAGCCCAGTTTGCTGGTCTACTGACTCCGAGAAGCCTGACGCAGATGTGAAGACACCTTGCGCTACCGCTTGCATCGACTGCTCCAAGTCCGTTAAAGGCTCAGGTCAGGGTGGTACTGGCGCAGCTTGCCGCTTGTCTTGGCGCACTGCGGTGGTTCTGCCTAATGACCCCGCTGGCGATGTGATGCAGTTGGTTCTTCCAGCTACATCGGCTTTCGGTAAAGAAGATAACGGTCGATTCCCCTTCCGTCCATACATCCAGCACTTGGCGTCGCACAACGTCAGCGCAGGGCGTGTTGTTACGAAGATGGCGTTTGACACTAACTCTCCTACACCGAAGGTTGTGTTCAGCCCTGCCGATAAGGTTTCTGATGGTGACCTGCAAATCATTGCACAGCAAGCGAAGAGCCCCGCTGCCGAAGCCGCTGTCAAGATGAACGTGTATCAGGTTGACTCCGAAGCCGCAGCCCCCGCCAATGCGCGCGAGGAAGTTGCAGAAGCAGATATGCCTACGCCCACAAAGCGTGAGTCTACTAAAACTGTAGCGTCTGAAGAGAAGGATATCTCTGACGTCGTTAAAAAATGGTCTAAAAAATAAGGATAGAAAATGCCACGGACATATAGTGAAGCTTTTTTGATTGAGTTGCACAAAGCCAAACCCACAAGGTCTGGCACTGCGTTGGCGCTCGTTTGTGTGGAGGCAAATCTCCCCGCAAAGTACGTTGCTGAAGCGTTGGATGTAACTCGCATGACGGTTTTCAGTTGGTTCCGTGGCAAATCTATTCGCCATAAAAACCTTCTTAAAGTCGAAGAATTTATGGATACCGTTGCGACAGATACCGCAGCGGGGTTACTGCCAGCACGTAGCACGGCAGCGGCTAAAAAATACATACAGGAGATGATGAGCAAGGAAATCTAACCAGTAGGGGTTCGCCCCTGCTTCCATTTACTGAGCGAGCATAGTCTCGCTCTTTTCAACTCTGGCTACATATGCTAAAACAATTTTACGAGAAAGCATTGCCTACACAGGGTGTCTATTGCATAACAAGCATTGGGACTGATAAGAAAGTCACCAACAAGTTTGCAGAGACCCTTGACGGCGTATTTGAACAAATTGAGAAGTTCAAGGCAAAGGAATTAAACACTTTCGTAGCACTTGGAACATTTGACGGGTTTAGTAGGAAAGCAGCAGATTGCTTATTTATACGGTCATTTTTTATTGACCTCGATGTAGGGGCAGAAAAAGACTACACATCCAAGGATGATGCCCATGCAGGGGTGATAAGTCTTCTTGTACAGACAGGACTGCCACAGCCAGTGTTAGTCGATTCAGGCGGCGGGATACATGCCTACTGGATTATGGATGAGGACATCCCTCGGGATGAGTGGAAGGTTTACGCAGAGAAGTTCAAGGCGCTGTGCTTAGAATATATCTCTATTGACCCTGTAGTTACTGCAGATGCCGCACGCATCATGCGAGCCCCTGAGACGCTTAACTATAAGACAAACCCGCCGTTACCTACATCGGTTATCAGCGAAGAGATTTCTGTGTACGAGTGGGCTGAGTTTAAGGAGTTCCTTGACGGGGGCAACGCGCCAGCACCAGTAGTGCAAGAGTCACAGAGCATTCTCGAGTCAGTATCCAAAGGGCTGGACGATGACACACGGGCGATGCTCAAGCTGGACAACTTCCCAAAGACCTTTGAGATTCTTGCAGACAAAAGCCTTAACGGTACTGGGTGCGCTCAGATCGCACACATCCTTACCGATGCACAAACTTTAGAAGAACCCCTGTGGTGGGCAGGTTTATCAATTGCAAAATTCTGTGACGATGGAGCCACCGCTATCCACAAAATGTCAGAAGACTATACGGGATACAACTATGAAAACACTGAAGAAAAAGCAAGTCGCTTTCCTGCTCCACGCACCTGTGAATGGTTCCTTGACAACTACCCTAAACGATGCGAAGGATGTCAACACAAAGGAAAGATTACTAGCCCCATCACCCTCGGAAAAGAATTTAGACCCGCTGCAACGACAGATAAAGCGGACCCAGTTCGGCAGAACGAGGATACCAAAACAGTTCCTGATTTCCCCGAGTTCCTGTATCCCTTCATGAGGGGTATCAACGGTGGTATCTACTACCAGCCACCAGCGAAGTACAACAAGCAGGGTGAAAAGTTAGACCAAGACCCAATTCTTATCCTGCCACACGAGTTCTTCCCTATACGCAGAATGTTTAGTAAGCATGATGGAGAGTGTCTGCTCATGCGCTTGGAGTTGCCGCTCGACCCAGTGCGTGAGATATTAGTCCCGATGAAGCATGTGTACGCCCTAGAAACTTTTAAGGCACTCATGTCCTCCAACGGTGTGTTTTCCGCTTCTGAGAAATTACCGCACCTTATGAACTATGTAATCAAGTGGGGTCAGTACATGCAGATGACTGACAAGGCTGAAATAATGCGTATGCAGATGGGCTGGACTGAAGACATGTCCGACCCTGACTGGGCTACCCGCAGCTTTGTGATCGGCAAACGAGAGGTCACCCACAAAGGCGACATCATTGACGCACCTTCTTCGCCGTTTGTAAGAGGGTTATCCAAATACTTATTACCCCACGGTACTTACGATCGTTGGCGTGAATCAACAGATTATCTAAACACGCCCGGCTTTGAGATGCATGCCTTCACCATGCTGTGCGGGTTAGGGTCTCCTTTCATGTCCTATACGTCAACTGCTGGCGTGACTGTGTGCCTTTTAGGACAGTCTGGTAGTGCCAAGACAGGCGCTATGTACGCAGGTTTGAGCGCGTGGGGTAACCCCAAGGAACTCAGCGTGTTTGAAGCTACCGACAACGGCATGACAGGGCGATACCTCGGGCTACACAACATCCCGCTAGGGATAGATGAGATTTCAAACAAGGACGCCAAGATACTTTCGCAGCTAGTACATAAGATATCCCACGGCAAGGCGAAGATTCGTATGCAGGGGTCAGTCAACGCAGAGCGCGAACACGAGATGTCTGCCTCGCTTATTGCCATCATGACTACCAACCAGTCTGCCTACAGTAAGTTTGAAGGTATCAAGGCAAACCCCGATGGTGAAGCTGCTCGTTTGATTGAGTTCTTAATCCACAAGCCCGAACTTCTACAGAATAACGGTGCACTAGGAAAACATATCTTCAACGCCTATAACTTTAACTACGGACACGCAGGGCCAATGGTGATTCAAGAAGCGTTTAGGCTTGGCGACAACTACATCCATGACAACATCTCCATGTGGGAAGAGAAGTTCATAAAAGACTTTGGGGATGATACGACCTACCGCTTCTACCAAAACCTAGTGGCAGCAACCTGCATGTCCGGCGCTATGGCACACAATGCCAACATCATCAATCTTGACATTAGTCGGGTCTATCACGAGACAGTCCGCGAGATGATTACGATTCGTGACAAGGTGGTCAAGATCAACCGCACCGACTACGCATCCGTCCTTGCTGACTTTGTGAATAAGAACATGGGCAATATGCTGGTGCTGAAGGATGGCAGGGTAGCGATGGAGCCGCGCGGTCAGATCGTTGGGCGTATTGTCAGTGATGAGAACCTCCTGCAAGTATCTAAGACCGACTTTAAGAAGTACTTGGCGGAACGTCAAATCAGTACCCGCGAGTTTGAGTTTGAGATGCGAGAGAACAAGCAGTTGATTGACGACAAGAAAGGGCGACTCACTACAGGATGGAAGTCTGCCGTACAAGTAGACCCCGCTTACTTGTACTGGTTCAAGACCGAGTTACCCGAAGATTTCTTTGATGACCCCCAATGAAATAACTGAACCAGAGTGGGTGTTTCCGTTTCAGGGCATGGTGGTGGGTGATAGCTTCTTCATCCCTACCTTGCGCCTTGCGGAGATGATGTATGCCATAGACAGTGGAGCCAAGCGCGCTGGAGTCTTCGTAAAGTGCTATGTCACCGTAAAGGATAAGCACATCGGAGTACGCGCTTGGCGTGTTCGTTAAGGTTCTACGTCGTAGTCCTTGAAGGTATCTATCATTCGGCTTTTTGCTAGGTTCTCGCGGAAAGCGTTTTCCCTAAGCATGGCCTCTCTGTCTGACCTAGTAAGGTCTTTATCCCTACGTATTTCGTTGTTTCTAGCGCGTAACGGATTTAGCTGCTGGTTAAGTTGTGTGTTGTACATCTTGACCACAGTAGCATACGTGGGGTGTTTATCTTTGTACTCAGCCAACTTGTCTGGATCATCTTTATAGGTATTAAGCACCTTTTCGATGTTCTTAATCTTAGTCTCAACTGAGCTAAATTGCCGAGCGTCGTAGTTTGACCGTGTTCCAAAGAACGAACCAAATAAAGGAATGTCAGTCTTAGGATCAAAATCCTTCTGCCCTTTGGTTAAGTCGTGCAGTCCATACGCAGTCTCACCAATACGAGCCACACCGTCGATATAGCTGTTGGTAAAGAAGTGCAGGGTGCTTGGGCTGATATCAATCCCACCGTCCGTAGCGTCGTGCATAAACGCTGCCGCATCTTTCCAAGCCTCTGGAGTGCTGTCTTTGCCTGTGTATGCATCACCCAAACGGCGCTGGAATGTGCTGTTAATGTCTCTACCTAAGCCGTCTGTATTCATAGAGAACTCTACGATCGGGCGCAAGAAGCTAGGCATGATTGAGTCAACAAAGAACTCCAACGGTTTTTCGCGTAGGGATATACGAGATACAGGGATTGGCATGAACGAATCCATAGCAATGGTTGTACCTATATTTATCAAGGCTGGTCCTAGAGGCTGCGAGCCCGCTACTACAGAAGCCATCTGAGACCCTGCTGCGGCAAACGCGCCACCACCAAATCCCCAAGGCAGTTGGAACACCAAAGGCTTTTTGAGCCCCATACCTTCCCAAATTGCGCGAGGTACATGGAAACGCGCATAGCGAGTCCACTGGTCCATATTGTCTGTAGCTACAGCGTTGCGTCCTAGGTCGTCATCATCCGAGAACATCTGAGCCATAGCGTATGCCATGATGCCCATCCCAGTTAGCGCCGCTGTTGTAATGCGGGCATTTTTCTGTAGCTGTTTAAAGTTCTTAATGTACTCAGCCTTTGCTGTTTCGTTAGCGGCAATATCAGGTGACAGGCGATTGACCGCATCGCTAAGTTTCATGAACGCAGGGGCAAATGACTCTACCGCGCGCACCGCACCTGTGGCAGACGGACGGAAGAACATGAACATAGCGCCCATGCCTTTGCCCCACTCGCCTACCTGCTCAAAGTTAGCAAGGTTCTTAGTAAAGACAGCGGCTTTTGTTTTGGCATCTTGCTCGCTCATGGTCTTGCTAAAGTTATTCTTAGCTATGCTATACGCAGAACCACGGCTAGCCAACTCAAACATGTCAGACCATGTGTCAAGTAACTTTTCTACGTCTTCTTTTTTTGTAACAATGCCTGAAGCGCCAATGCTCTTGTTTAGCTGGTCAAAATTAGACTTCAGGGATATACCCTGCATGTACGAAACCATGCCGCCCTGACGAATAAACTCAACCATATCCCGAATGTAGGGGTCTTTATCGGATAAGTTTTGTAAAGCCAAAAGCGACTTTTCATCGCCTTTCTTATAAAGCATGGCAACTTGCATTGCCTTGTAAAGCCCGGCTTTACCAACCACTTGCGCGGTTACATCCTTCAAGTAACGAGCAGCTTCTACTGGGCCCATTTCGCTTGCGCTAATGTTCCATGCGTTAGCCAGCGTATCCCGAACAAAGTTCATTGGAGCAAACTGATAGTTGTAGCGGGTGTGCATCTGCCCAAGACCACTTGTAATCTTGTTGGCGTAATCAACAAATACGTTCGTATCTTTGTAGGAGCGACGAATTGAATTCCGAAGCTTTTCATCCTGCACAACCAGAATATCAATGCTGCCGTCTTCGTTGTAATGAAAAATAGTAGTTTCGCCTTTTAGATCAGCAAGGTCTACCGTATTACGCTCTTCAAACTTAATAGTCTGTTTAACGTATCCTTTTAAAGCATTTTGACCATATGGGTTCTTCTCTTTGTCATAGTCAAGAGAATTCTTAATAGCTTGGGTCAAGTTACGACGCCCAGCACGCATTGCAGCACGGGTAGCGTCTGTCATAGTTTGAAGAATAGGGTTGTTAGATACGCTGAACCGCCCATCCATTGTGCCGGGGCTCTCCTGTAGCTCTTTGCCATTGCCACCCATAGTATCAAAGTCAAGGTCTTCGTCTACTCGTTGAGGATTGGGTTTGCCTTTTAGTGGCACATAGTTTTCAAAACCATAAAACGCTACACGATTACTAACGGGCTGGGACCAGTAGTTAGCAAGTTTATTAAGCGACGTAGTTTCCTGATGGAGTTTTTGCAAAGCTTCCATAACCATCTTGATTTCAGTGGCCTGCGGATGAGTTTCCAACTGCTTACGAATGTCCCTTGCGGCATTTAATTCAATGCCTGTCGCGTTGTATGACTCTGCATCAAAGTTAATATTAAACGGAACAGCCTCTCCGCCCATTGTTTTAGAACGCGAGCTAGAGCCTAAAGGGTCTACGTACTTCATGTTTGGCTTTGGATATCCATCATTACCCAACACAATTTCACCCTTGGCATCTTTTTCAAGAACGATGTCTTCTAATGCAATCCGCAACTGCTTAGCTTGAGCTACAGACATTTTGTTATTGTCAAGCAGCTTTATGATCTGCTCACGGCGCGCTGCAGCAATAGGCTTGAGTGGTACAGACAATAGGTACTTGACCATACGGCGCTCTGGCTCATGGACTGCTTCAAGTATCTTATGTAGTTCTTCTACAGCACGCTTGGCGGTGTAGCCTGCGCCTTTTGCAAATTCACCTACAGCTTGGTCAAGCATGGTAGCAGCGGGTTCAATGTACACATGATAGAAGTTACGCGCATCGCCAGTAGCCAGAATAATCTGCTCGTAGATGTTGTTCATGTAGTTTTTGCCAGCGCTTAGCCCTTTTATCAGCCCAGACATAGCTCGCTCTCGTTCCCAGTTTTTAATTGGGTAGCGGTCATCTGCAAAAAGACGCGCTATTTTTTGCCATCCATTGATTGTCCGTACTTCTTTTACTTTATTAGTAAAAGGCTCAGGAACTTCAGTCTCTTTAAGCGCATAGGCAGGATCGACTTCGCCAAGTTTAGGCACATGCAATTCAGCCTTGGCCTTCTTTTCAGCTTGATCTGCTTGCTTTTTCTCCTTACCTGAAAGCATTGGTAGGAAGATAGGCTCGGTAGGCTTAGCGAGAATATCGTCAAACGCCGCGAAGGTCTCCATCAAAAACTCAGGGGTGTACGAAACCTTTTTGTTTTTCGTAAACGCACGCCGACCAAAATTAATAATACTGGCAACTGCTATTTTAAAACCTGACCAAGCAGAACCATCTCTTGGCAGGATAGACTCTTCTATACCTATAGGCTTACCAAGAAAGTTTAGTGCCTCAATAAATTTTTCGTTTTTGTTTAGCTCTGTAGATATCTCTGCAGTAACTGTGGCATCGCGCAGATCGTCCTGTAAAACTTTATCAGATAGGGAGTACCCAACAAATTCAAATAAGTTTTTGTACGCCTCTGGGTGGTCAGTTTCAAGCATCGGACGTGTAATGTCCATGATTTTCTGCAAGTGCTCCACCCCTTTAAGCTGTTGAGGCGTTAAAGATTTGCGGTTGCCATATAAGTATTCGTTTATTACCTTAACCGTTCCTGCGTGTACAAATTCATGCAGTAAAGTATGATTAGATAGTCCTTCCTGTGTAATAAGAATGGTATCTGTCTTAGGGTCGTACTGCGCCAAGTCATCGTTAATCTTAGACGAGTCAACCAATTTAATTTTTGTGTTTAACTTTAACCCATTCAAAGCTATAGCTACAGAGCCCTGAAGTTTTTTATACGCATTTGTGCCTTGGGTTCCGCCAAGGGTAGTAAGGTACTGAAGAACCCCGGGGGCGTCCCCATTCATAATCATTTCAATTACGGCAGGGGGGAGTAGCTTATCTCCAGTCAGCGGGGACACAACACGAGCATGCTCTTCACGGGCTTTTTTATCTTTGGCTTGTTGCGCTAAAGACTCAATACGTACTTTTTCTTTTCGGTCAAGGGTATTTTGTAGTTCGCGTTTCTGCCCTTCCGTGAACTCGCTACTATCTTCAATCAGTTTTACACCTAGCTTAGCAAAGCCTACATCCTGCTGTATACCAGCATTGTTTGTAACTTCACGGTCATAAGTTTTTTTCTGGCCTTCAGTTAAGTCTTGCCAGCGTGGGAACCGCACCCCGAACAACCTGCTGTATTCAGCGCGGTTTTCTTCATAATGGTTTACCTTAACACGATCTTGGTCAGATATGTTTTCTTTCTCCCTACCACCAATTTTTTGCAAGTATTCCTGCAGCGCCTTAGCCGCTTTCCGATGCTCATTGCGCCCGCTGCCGCCTTGTGTGATGTTTCCAAAGTAAACATCCTTCATATGAGGGGGAAAATTCTTTGTGTACTCTGGCAAGAAACGTAGTTCGGGGCCATGCTTATCTAACGCAGCCTCAGCAGTGAGTAACTTACCCAATGCTTTTTTGTGTTCTTCTTGTAGCTTGATTTCTTCGGGACTTGCTACCATAGCGTCGCCGCCATCATCAGGTAACTCGTCAATTTGATTCTCAATGGCCTTTAGCCCCGCAGCAGCATCATCATGCTGTTTAATAAGTTCTAGGCGTCTGGCGTTGGATTCTTCTGCGCTTTTGTTTACTTCATCACGTGTATCGTTATAAAGTTTTGTGTCGGCTTCAGAGATGTCGTACTTTCTTGGTGTACGCCCTAATGACTCGTCGTAGGCTTTTTGGCGTTCTTCCTCTTCCCGCTTCTCAACTTTACCGGCCTGCTCCATAGCTCCCGCTACGTCCGTGCCTTTGTATGCAGGGGTTGTATCTTGAGTTTCAGCGGTAGCCTGTGAACCTTCTTTAATAAGTTTCTCAACTGGAAGGTAGCCTTCTTTAGTACGCTTAGCGCTAAGTTTTCCGCTTTCAGTCACACCTAACCCACTTAGCATGTCGGCTAAGTATTTAGATTTTTTTATGTAAGCCTTGCTATCAGCGCCGTTATCCATCGCTATTTCTACAAGCTCATTCCTGCGGCGATTGATTTCGGCCTGTTGAACTTCGGAGAGATCGGCAATAGTCTTAGGCTTGAGCGCTTCGTCTTTTTGCTGGGTTTGAGAAGTTGGAGGTTTTATTTGTTCATTTTTAGATACTACCCCCAACTTTTTACCCGCATCAAGAATTTTTATTTTTTCTTCATCCGTTAAATTAACATCGTTCTTTATTAGTTCCAAGAAATCAGCATTAGCTAAATCAATAGGAGCAAAAGGCCATGCCTCATTCCAACCGGCATTTTTTTGTTCTTCTCTAGCAAGTTGATTTACTGTGGCTGCGGACGTTTGTTGTCCTTTCGTTTCTGTTTTGACGGTTTCAGTGGTTTCATTGCCATCGGTTGTGGTTCCTTGTAGTGTTTCGGTAACGGGTAGTCCCGCTGTTTGTGTTTCATCAGTAGTAACTGGTATCTCAGAGGCAGGTGGCGCTTCTTCGCCAAGCTGTTGGGTTGCAGCTTTAAACGCGGCAGTAAACTCAGGAGTGTCTGGGAGCGTCTGGTCTTCAGGCATACCCGCAACACTTGTCGAAGCGCGCTTGAGTTGCTCCTCGGTCTGATTTAGTTCTGTTTCACGTTGCTCTTTAATTGAGTTAATAATCTTGTTAGAGAGGTTAGTACGAACCCCACCCACCGC